ATCAACAGCCGTCAAACACAATCAGGCGTGAACAACAAAGTAGTCGTGAACCACGCGAGCTACATCACCGACGTCAATGTCGGCTATTTTCTGGGAAGCCCCGTGGACTATGAAACCAAAGAGGGCGTCAATATCGAGCCAATTATGGACGAATACGACCGCCAGGTCATCGCAGACCTCGACAGCGAAATAGCCCGCGACGTATCAATTTACGGCTACGCCTACGAATACATCTACACAGACGAGAACAGTGCCATTTTCAGCGCACACTACGACCCGCGCAACGTCGTGCTAGTGCGCGACAATACCGTCAAGCAGTCGAAAATCGGCGCGATTATTTACATACCGCAGACCGACGACAACGGAACCATTAAGAGCTATACGGTTTATATCGCAGACAAGGAATACGTAGCCGAATACACGACCGAAGCCGAGCCTAAGAAATTAACAGAGGTAAAACCAAAGCACGCGCACGCAATGGGCGACGTGCCAGTGATTGAATACCGCAACAACCCAGCCCGCACGGGCGACTTCGAGGGAGTTATCGGATTGATTGACGTCTACAACGTATTGCAGAGCGACCGAATTAACGACAAGGCACAACTAGTCGACGCAATCCTCGCGCTCTATGGCGTATCATTAACCAATCAGCAGGTGGAAGACCTGAGAAACAACCGCGTCATCTCATCGATACCGAAAGACGCAAAAATTGAATACATCGTCAAGCAATTGAACGAGTCAGACGCCGAAACGCTTCGCACATCGATTGAGAAAGACATCCATAAAATCAGCAAGACGCCGAATATGTCAGACGAGAACTTTGCAGGCAACTCCTCAGGGGTAGCCCTGAAGTACAAACTCCTTGCAATGGAGCAGAACATCAAGACCAAGGAGCGCTACTTTGAGCGCGGTCTAATGGAACGTATGGCAATCTACGCAAGCTTCCTGAAGGTCAAGAACAACACCGAGCCAATTACCGCCCGCGACGTTGACGCGAAGTTTACGCGAAGCCTACCAGCAAATGACCTAGAAGTGAGCCAGATGATTAACAACCTGACCGACCACGTTGACGACGAAACGCTAATAAGCCAGCTGTCCTTCGTCCGCGACGCCAGCGAAGTCATCGAGCGATTGAAAGCAGACAAGGAAGACGAGCAGGCAAGCAACGCCGACGACATCAGCGACCTCGAAGAAATCGAGCCAATCAAACCAGCAGAGCCAGCAGTAGCCGAGGAGTAAGCGCGTGAAATCCGCGGAATACTGGCAACAGCGCACCGAAAGACGCGGCGCGGATATCAGCCGACACATCGACAGACAGTCGGTAAACGTTGCAAAAATCTACTCAGACGCGGCGAAGATTGTCCAGCGCGACATCGAGCGAACCTATCAGAAATACAGCGACAAGACGGGAATAGACGTCGGACAGCTTAAAGAATTGCTGAGCCGAGGCGAAACCGACCGCTTCTGGAAGACTGCAGAGGGCAGGCTAAGCCGCCAATACATCAAGGAAAACTACAAGGCACGCATAACGCGGCTAGAGGAGTTTAAGCACAACATCTACGCGGAGGCTATGACAATCACGAAGCCACGCATAGAACTCTCGACGAAAGCACACGCCGAAACAATCAAGCAAAGCTACCTGAAAACCGCCTACGACATCGAGCAGACGACAGGACGCCGCGCACAATTTACGCAGATAAACACAAGGCGATTAAACCGAATGCTCGCCGAGCAATGGAACGGAGCCAACTACAGCCAGAACATCTGGAACAACACCAACAGGCTAGCCCAAGACTTGAGCCAACGCACCGCCGCAGAACTTCTGGCTGGCAAATCGCCGCAATACCTCGCCCGAGAAGTGCGCCAACGCTTCGACGTAGGAGCCTACGAGGCAATGAGGCTTATACGCACCGAAACGACCTACTTTGAGAACGAAGCCGAAGCCAGGCTATACGAGGAGCTAGGAATAACCGAGTATGTCTTTATGGCGACCCTGGACACGCGCACCAGCGAAATATGTGGCTCACTGGACGACAAGCGCTTCAAGCTATCAGAGCGCGAGGTAGGCGTAAACTGTCCGCCAATGCACCCGAACTGCCGCTCGAAGATTAGAGCGTACCTAGGCGACGACGCAGAGCCAACGCTAAGACGCTCGCGCCTAGAAGACCGCGAAGACGCCGACACAGCGCCAAGCGAAGTCAAGAGCTATAAGAGCTTTAACGAGTGGCAGAACGACGTAGGAGCCGAAACAATCAGCGCGAAACCAACAGCGCCACCAATCGACTACGCAATAAACGACGTTATAGGAACGCAGGGCGAGCCAATGGAGCCAGAGGAGGCTATCCAGGCAAACCCACGCTACGACGAGGGTGGAGGATACAAAAATAACTGCCAGAGGTGTGTCCCCGCATACGAATTAAGACGCCGCGGTTATGATGTTGAGGCACTGCCGAACACCCCGAAACTCAGGCGCGAGTTTAGCGGAACCATACGCGAAATGGAGTGGCTCTGGAAGAAGGAGGTCGACTTTTTGGGCTGGAAGAAAATCGACGGCAGGCTGTACAAGTCGGAGTATCCCGAAATGGTAAGCCACACGAAGGAATTGCCAGTAGGCGCAAGGCTTCAGGTATTCTTCTACGCCCGCAACGGACGCTCAGGACACACACTAGTAGCCGAGCGCGTGAAATCCACGGCAGGCAATCCAGACGGGCTGAGGTTTATCGACCCACAGAACGGCGAGAGCTTCGACACGCCACCATATAAAAATAAAATGACCAGGTGGGGCTTTATGAGAATTGACAACGCGAAAATTGACACGGAAATGCTTCCGTACGTCGTGAGAAAATCAGGCAAACCGAAGAAAGGAGCAAAGAGATGAGCATAACAGCAAGCAGAGCTGAGCTACTAGTAGGCAAGGGCTACGAAAACGTGGGCGAGATGAAGGGCTACCTAATTTACGCGCCGAAAGACGAGGTAACGAAGCTAAAACGCCCGCATTATCTGGTAGTGGACAAGAACACAGGACGCCTGAGAAATATTTACTTCGAGCAGTTCTCAGACGACGAGGAAATAAACGCGCCCTTCCTGAAAATCGACGCAGAAGTAAAAGCATATGAGAGTTTATTCTAAAATATGTTACAATTTAAGCAAGCAGGACTAAAGCCGAGCTTGTTCGACGGAACTGAAACGGCAACCTTTAAGAAAGCTGACGAGCTTAAAACGGAAAAGGAGATTAAGGTGAAAAACGACAACGCCGAAAACAACGAAGCGCAAGCAGTAGACAACGCCACGCAGGAGGAGAAGCAGACAGAAGACCGCCTGTTTACACAAGAGGACGTAAACAGAACGGTAGAGAGTCGCTTAGTCCGAGAGCGCAAGAAGTACGACAAGGAACTCGACCGACGCATAGCCGAGTACGACCGCCAAGCAAAGCTTAGCGAAGAGGAGCGCGAAGCCGAGCGACGTGCGCAATCGGAACGCGAGCTAGCAGAGAAAGAGCTACAAATCACGCTGAGAGAAAACCTCTTTAACGCGAAGAACGTGCTTATTGAGAAAGGCATATCCCACGAATTAGCAGAGTTAGTAGTAGACGCAGACGTTGAAAAGCAGGAGCAGAATATTGCGACACTAGAAAAGCAGTTTGGAAAAGCTGTCGAAGCCGCAGTAGCAGAGCGCCTGAAAGGAAGCACCCCGAAAGCTCCACAGGACAGCGCACAGAGCGCTCAAAAATACGGTGAAGTAACCGTCATCTAAACAATTAGGAGATTATAAAATGGCACAGGACGCTAAAAGCATTTTGAGCAACACAGACAAAGACAAACTGGCTGTGAGCTACGGCTACGTTATCGAGTCAATCCAGAAGGGCTCACTAGCCGCACGTTTTAAGAACAAGGACTTGTCGGGCGACCCAACAACAGGAAGCGTAGAAGCAAACCGCTTCATTAACTCAAAGGGCAAAGACTACGGCACAGCACGCGGAGCAGCTAAAGGCGACGCTTTGAACAACAAGGGCAAGGTCTTCGTCCAAATCGACACAGACCGCGAAATTGTCGAAGAAATCGCTCAGAAGGATATCAAACTACGTGGCATCCCTGGCATTATCGACAGCCGCAAGAAGAACCACGCACAGACTGTTATCTCAGAAACTGACGCTAAGTTCTTCAGCGTAGCCGAAACAGAAGGCTCAGAAGTAGTCGTAACCGCAGAGCCAACAATCCAGGACAAGGTGGAGGCTCTTATCCAAGCAATCGAAACGACAAAGAACGAATACGTCGACGGCGTTGACCGCGAGATGATTAAATTGTCTTTGACACCAAAAGCTTACGGTAAACTACGCAACTACCTAGACACTGTAAAAATCGGCGTAACCACAGACGCTGAAGAAATCCAAATGTTCCACGGTGTAGAAGTAGTAAGCAACGTACGCCAGACCAAGGACGCAATCGCTTTCGTAGACGGCGCAATTGCACAGCCACTGATTGTCGCACAATACGACGCAGAGAAGCTACCTTTGTCAAACGACTACGCCGCAGAGATGTTCTACAACTACGGCACCAAGGCAGTAACACCTGACTTGATTAAGTACGCAACAGTAGCTTAGCAATAAAAAAGCAGGCAGAGGCGGGGGCAACCCCGCCAAAGCCCCAGGAGGAGCAAAGTGAAAACTTTCGAAAATGTAACAACGGGAACAATCGAGCGAGTAACCAACGAGGCGGTCATCGAGATGATGGAAACCTCAGAACACTACGTCGAAGTAACCGAAGAGGCGGCACCAGAGCCAAAAAAGGCTAAGGCAGAAGCGCCAAAAGAAGACTAAGAACGAGGCGCTACACGGCGCCTTATTCAGGTATAAGGAGGAACGTGAAACAGGAGCAGAAAGAGCGAATAAAGCTACATATACAAAGCCTACGCTCGAATGAACAACAACGCGACGAAGCGCTCGAGGACTTCGTTATTGAAGAAATCGCAGACCGCGTCAAATTATACCTGAACGCCGACGAAATCGAACCGCGACTCGAAAGGATTGTAGCGCGAATTGTCGTAGCCAGCTTGACGCAAGCAAGCGAACAAAAAGCGAACGGCAACATTGAGCAAGCAGTCCAGAGTATCAGCGACAACGGTCAGTCAATCTCATACAAAGACGGTGTGAAGAACTACTACGCAAGCGCAACCGACAGCGAGCTACTGGGCGGCTTTGCAGAGCTACTAGCGCCGTATAGGAGGGCGAACGTTGCGGGGGCTAGATAATATGAAGACCGCAGTGGCGCGGACGTTTTACGACAAGGAAGCCGAGCTGCTGAAACGACAGACCGCGAAAGCTTTCGACGGGAGCAACCGCACGACGTATGTAACGGTCGGAAAAATCGTCGGCAATATTCAGACATCAGTGAGCCGTCGGCTTATTGAGAACTACGGACTGGACGAGGACACGGAGCTGACTATCACAATAGCTCCGTTATCGCCCGCAGAGATAGGTGATAGGCTAAAATACGCGGGAAAAGTTTATGTCGTACAATCAATAAAGCCGCGAGATAGCCACGTATTGATAGCCGCAACGAGCGTAAAGCTATGAGCGCGTCTATATCTTTCCAGAACCTCGGGCAAATCCAGGCTCGCTACAGCAAGCTAGAGAAAGCCAAAGGCGTGGCGCAGGCAGTGAACCGAGCCGCGCTGGAAGTTGAAGGACAAGCACGCGCACTCGCACCCGTTGACACAGGAGCGCTCGCGAATAGTATCACAATGAAGCCAGCGACCGCGAACAGCGGCGAAATCACGGCGGAAGTATACACGGACAAAGAATACGCGGCGTTTGTAGAATACGGAACAGGTCAGCGCGGAGCCGCAACGGCGCAGAGCCAGCCACTGAACGGCTCAATTGCATACGGCGACACCGCAGGACAGGTAGCCCAGCCGTATATGAAGCCAGCACTCGAACAAGTGCGCAAGCGTTACGCCTCAATAATGAGGTCAGAGATTAAGAACTAAGGAGAAGTAAAGTGTCAGTATCGCGGAAATACATCTATGATATGCTCAGCTCGGTAGACCCAGAAGCGGACGTCATACAAGGAGCAACGGCTCAATTAACGAAACTGCCAGCAATCACCTTCTCATTAGCGGGCAATCAAACGAAATACACGCTTGACAGTGAATATATCGGCTCAATGACGGTCTATAAAATCGACATCTGGACGAATAACGCGACTCAAGCCGAACAACTTCTCCAGCGCACGAGCGACATACTCTGCGCCGAGGGCTGGGCAATGGATAGCGCGAGCGATATGCCTACAGCGCAGGACGACCTCGTGCATATCACATCACGCTTCCACGGCGTAATATGCTAAAATAAAAGCGTAAAGCAAGAAAGGAGTACCACTATGGCAGGTACACGAACAATGGGAACTCGACTCGAAAAAGTCAAGGCGAAAGACGAAACAGCGAACCTAGTTATTGGTAAATTAACCTCAATCGGCGAAATCGGCGTAGAGAGCGACGAGCAAGACACAACCACTCTGGACACAGAGGGCGGCTACAAGGAGTTTATCGCAACTACCAAAGACGCAGGCGAGGTAGCAATCGCTGGTAACATCGTCAAAGCAGACGAAAAAGGCACTATCGCTAAATTGCTAGCATTAGCCGAGAACCAAACACTTCAAGACTGGATTGTAACATATCCGTCAGGCGCAAAGTGGCAATTCAAAGGCTTTATTAAGTCTTTCAAGGACGGTGAAAAGACCGTCGACGGCTTGGCTACTTTCTCCGCAACAATCCGCGTGAGCGGCAAGCCAACCTTCACTCCAACAGAGCCAGACACTCTTTAAGGAGAACAAAAAGCGAACGGGTGGCGCTATATCCACCCGAACCACAGCAACATAAACGAGGTACGAAATAATGGCAGAAGCCGAGAAGCTAAATCTAAAGTTTAACGCACGAATAGTCGACAGTATCGAAAGAGCGGTCGGCAATGTTTCTATCGAACATATCGCCGCAGACGGAAGCGTGCGTGCTTTATCAAAGATATTAGAACACGCACTCTGGGACGAGAACGCCCAAAGATACGGCGTTAGCTCAAAGGTAGCCCTGGACACACTGGACGCACAGTTTGAAGCAGGGCGCGACAAGTACGATATTATGTTAGACGTAACAGAGGCGCTAGTGGAGGCGGGTTTTTTACCGCAAAACACGAACGTCGAAGCGATGAGGCGCAACAAAGCCGAGGTGAACGAGGCTCTGGCGGACATAAACTAGAGCGCAGAGTATCGCAGGCGCTAGGTTTATCGACATACGGCGCGCAATGGCGCCACCACGAAATCACAGCGCTAGAAATAGGCTTAGACCTAAATTACTACTGGGAATTAACGCCAAAGCAGTTTCAAAAGCACTTAACGGCGTATCATACCAGGAGAAAAGAGAACGAAAAGCGAACAGACCAGCTGAACTACCTCCTCGGCGCATACGTCGGCTCAGCTGTGAATAACGGAAAGCACTACCCGAAGGAGCCTTTCCTATCGCAAAAGAAGCGGCGCGCAATGACCCCCGAAGAAATGGAGGAGCAGGCAATCCGTAACACGATAAAACTAGGAGGTAACCTAAAATGACAGTCGACGAGCTAAAGCTGCTTATAACCGCGAATGCCGACCAGATGAGAAAAGAAATCGGTCGCGCCCGCGCAGATATTGACGCAATCGCTTCGAACGCGACAAAAGCCTCGTCGACCGTTTCGGGTTCTTTCCGCGGAATGGGCGCAGGAGCCGTCGCAATGGGTGGATTAGTAGCCGCTGGTATATCAAAAGCCATAGGCGCTATCACATCGACCCTAGGCGACGCCGTATCACGCGTTGATACGCTAAACAACTTTCCGCGAGTAATGGGTAACCTTGGAATATCAGCCGAAGACGCTCAAAAATCTATCGACTATATGAGCCAGAAGCTCGTAGGATTGCCAACGACCCTAGATACAGCCGCAAGCGCCGTGCAACGCTTGACCGCCGCGAACGGCAACGTCAAAGCCAGCACCGAAATGTTCCTCGCAATGAATAACGCCATAATTGCAGGAGGCGCGCCAGCACAAGTGCAAGCGAGCGCAATCGAGCAATTAAGCCAGGCTTACGCAAAGGGCAAGCCTGATATGATGGAATGGCGCAATATGATGACCGCGATGCCTGCTCAATTGAAGCAGGTGGCGCAGTATATGGGCTACGCAAGCTCGAACCAGCTCGGCGAAGCCTTGCGAAGCGGAACCGTCAGTATGAACGACTTTATGAAGGCTATGATAGAGCTGAACCAAAACGGCGCTAACGGAATAAAGCCTTTCTCAGAGCAAGCCCTGGGCGCCGCGGGCGGAATTGAAACAGCCATAACGAATATGAAAACAGCCTTCACCAGGGGGCTGGCGGACATTATGAACGCAATCGGTCAGTCGAACATCGCAGGCTTCTTTCAGATGATAACAAACGCGATTAACGCCGCAATCCCTTACGTCGTGGGCTTTGTGAAGGTTATGGTTATGGCGGTGAGCTGGATAGGCTCACTCTTCGGAGGCGGAGGCAAGAAAGCCGAAGGAATGAAGAAGGCAGTCGACAGCGTCGGCAAATCAGTCGGTGGCGTAGGCGCAGGAGCGGCAGGAGCAGGCAAACAACTAGGCGGTGCCGCAGGGCAAGCAAAGAAGCTCAAGAAAGAGCTGGCAGGCTTAGCGGCGTTTGACGAAATGAACGTATTGAAAGAGCCAGAAGACAACTCAGGCGGTGGCGGCGGAGGCGGCGGCGACGCAGGCGGCGGCGGTATGGATATGAGCGGTCTGGACTTTGACCTGGGCAATATGGACAAGGGCGCAAGCAAAGCCGACGAAATCGCGCAGAAAATCAAGGACAGCTTCCTGAAAGCTTTCGAGGTTATCCAGAATACGAAGTCGTGGCAAGCTTTCGCGAACGGCGTAGGTAAAATCTTCGACGCCTTAGCAAACAACGGCAAGCGGGTATTCTCGAGCATTAGTAACATAGTAGTAGCGCAGACAAGCGCTTGGTCGACGGTTATCGGACAGCGCGCTGGAGAAATTGACGAACACTTTGCAAATCTGCTTACATCAATGGGGACAACAATCGCGACAGAGATAAACGTCTTGGCGGCGCCGTTTGTAGGCTTCTTCGAAGGGCTAGAGGGCGTGATAGTACCGCGAGCCGAAGAAATCGCGAATAACTTCACTACCGCATTTTTGGGCGCTATGGACATCACCGCGAAGCTGTACGAGCTGGCGAACTCTTTCTTTGAACCGCTCGTGGAGCCACTGAGGCAAGGCTTCTCAGATATCGGCTACCTGGCGGGTACAATACCCGCAGACCTCCTGCAAGGACTAGCCGACGCCACGCCGCAAATCGTCGACAACCTGACGGGGCTTATGGAGAATATGAAGAGCGTCTTCACACAGATAAGCACAATAGTAGGCACAATCTGGACGGACTTCACAGGCACCCTAAAAAGCACTTGGGACACATACGGCAAAGACATATCAAAGGGAATAGGCGAGTTCTTAGGCAATATCACGGGAACATTTAAGAGGCTCTACAGCGACGTCCTGGAGCCAATTATTAAACCATTTTTGGACGAGTTTCAAAAGGTCTGGAAAGACCAGCTACAACCCGCGCTGAAAGCCGTAACCGACTTTATCGGCAAATTGGTAGCAGGAGCGCTCGAAATCTACAACAAGTTTATAACGCCAATTGTAAACTGGATTATTAGCACATTTAAGCCCGTCTGGGTCGCCCTCGGCACAACAATCGGCGGAATAATAAACACCGCACTAAGCACAATCGGAGGCTTTGTGCGCGGCGTATTCACGGTACTCGGCGGACTGGTTGACTTCATCGCGGGCGTATTCACGGGCAACTGGAAGAAAGCCTTCGAAGGACTAAAAGGAATTGTAGGCGGCGCCCTCGGAGCGCTTGGAGCAATCGCAAAGGCGCCAATTAACGCGTTGATTGACATCATTAACGGCTTTATTGGCGGCTTGAACCAAATCAAAATACCAGATTGGGTTCCAGGCGTCGGCGGTAAGAATATGAACATACCGAAAATACCGAAGCTCGCCCGCGGTGGTGTGGTTGACCGCGCAACCCTGGCAATGGTCGGAGAAGCAGGACGCGAAGCGGTTGTGCCACTTGAGAATAACACAGGCTGGCTCGATAAAATCGCAAGCCAACTAGCCGAAAAAGGTGGCGCAGGAAGCCAGGCTCAGACTATAATAGTAAAAATTGGCGAAGACGAACTGGTACGTCGCGTCATCGACGGGATTAACGACCAGAGCTACTTAAATAATCAAGGGGTGATATTGGTATAACATTATGGCAGAAGCACTTGTAACAATCGAAGGCGTCGAGATACGAGAATTAAAGAAGTACGACGTGCAAGCGAGCAAGCTCTGGAAGGACGCAGGGCGAAATATGAGAGGCAGTATGAGAAGCACGCTTATAGGTATCTTTCCGAAACTAGAGCTGGAGTTTGTGCCTATGGAATACGCCCGAGCCGCACAAATCGCGGGAATATTGAACCGCCCCTTCTTCAATGTGCGCTACTTCGATATTCACAGCAACTCTTACAAATCGCAAGCATTTTACGCAAACGACCTAAAGCTAGGAGTGCTTGACCGCAGACGCGGACTAGTAACCGACTTCAAAGTGAACCTGATAGCGCAGGAGGCACAGCGATAGTATGCACGACAGAAGGCTAGACGACTTGCGAGATAGACAGGAGTTTATAAACGGCTTGGACATACCCGCCCGCGAAATGGAGCTGTTTCTCCAAACTATGGACGAGGGCGAAGAAATCACAATGACAGACCGCGACCTGCTTATAAGCGCGACCCTTGAAAGCGAAGTGCCAGGAATTGGACGCCTCGAAATGCAGAAGCTCACACTGACACACCTTGAAGGCAAAGAGCTGCTCGGTCGCAAGTTTGTTCTTCAAGTGAGCGCAGGGCAAAGGGACGCGGCAGGACAACTACCCGCGCCACTGACGCTCGGCACGTTTTACGCGGTGTCCTCGGAGAAAATCAAAGACAAAGACGAGGTCAAAGTAACCGCATACAACCAGACGCACGCATTAACCGCGGAATACAAGTCTGAGCTATTCACATACCCGACGACCGCGAACGAGCTACTCCAGCAAATCTGCGGAGTTTTGGACATCGGCGCAACAATGAACCAGGCGAACATCGATATCGACATAGAGCAAGACCTTTATAAAAATATTCACGGTATACAATACCGCGAAATTATCGAAGAATTGGCGGCGCTCACGGGAAGCATAGCCCGCTTTAACAACCGCGGCGACCTGGAGTTTTGGTGCGCGAACGACCTCGAAGGCGAAACCGACAAGCACCACGTCAAAATACCAGACGGCGCCCTGATAAAATTGACGGAGCTAGAAAAATACGGAGCCGTGAATAGCCTGGTGCTAGCCAGAAGCCCACAAAACGACAACGTAGCCGAAACTGAGCCAGGCGCAAACCCTATCATAGAGGCGACAATCACCAACAACCAAATCATAGACAAGCGACGCGAAGCGGTGAAGTCAAAGCTCTTTCCATTTTTCAAGGGCTTAACCTACTACCCCTTCGAAGCCGAAACCAGCGGCGTGATAGGCGCACTAGTCGGCGACATCGTCGAGATTAACGGCAAGCGCTCGGTGGTTATGGGGCGCAAGCTGACCCTCGACGGCGGAATTAAAGAAAACCTCTGGTGTAAAGACCCAGCACGCACAAAGATAAACTACAACCGCACGAGCAACATCGACAAGCGAATGAAGAACACTGAGCTGTATGTCGATAAGCAGGAGCAGGTTATCCGCGGAGTAGTGAGCGACGTGCAGACGCTCGGCAACGTAGTAAATGACAACCACACAGAAATCACGCAGAAGGTGCGCGAAATTACAAACAAGATACAGCGCGCAGGAGGCAATAACCTCCTCAGGAACTCAGCCTTCTTTTACAAGGCAAAGGAGAAGCCAGACGACACAGCACCAGAGCCGAACCTATACAAACCGTGGAGAGAGGAAACGCTAAGCTCGCCCTCGATTATCGACGTAGCACCGAGCGCAGAGGCGAAAGCCAACGGCGGTATCTCAGGCAATAACTTATTCTTAAGGGGTAGAAAAGTAAGCCAGACCGTAAAAATCCGACGCTCGAATATCACAGACACAGAAGAAACGCGGAGCTACTACACACTCAGCTGTCTTATCAAGAAGAGCGCGCTAGGTATTGCAGGAATGCTTGTGCGAACCGCGACAGTGCCAACCGAGAACCTCTGCTATACACAAATCGGCGAAGGCGAGAGCGCCTTTTATAAGCGCCTGGAGTGTGAGCCATTTTACACAACCGCCAGCGACGAGGTCATAGTCGAAATCTGGGCAAACGGCGACGCAGAGGCAACCTTTACGGACATAATGCTTGCGCACGGCAGAAGCTCGGCAAACTGGGAGCAGGCGAGCGGCGAGGCAATGAGTACCTCGGTAACAATGAACGAGTACGGCTTGATAGTAAAGTCAGACATTTACGACGGAGCCTACACAGCAATGACGCCGCTCGAGTTTTCAGGATACGCCACATCAGGCGGAAGCCAACAGCGCGTCTTTACGGTGAACGGCGAGCGCACAATCGTTACGAAGTTTTCAGCGAAAGACGAAATAGTGCTGAACCCTATAAAACAAATCGCAATTAAAACAGGAAGCATTAAAGGCGTCGCTTTTATCGACAGCGGAGAGGAGGATTAAACCGTGGCAACATCGGGACGAATTGAAACTGGCAGGTATAACGGCACTTGCTTCTATTTTCAATGGCAACTAGGCGGACAGGACGTAGGCACGAACCGCTCGGTTATTCACTGGCAGGTGGGTATAAACATCGCGAACAGCGCGCGCTGGTACAGCAACGCGGTACGCTTAAATATCACGACCGTGAACGGAAGCGGCAATATCGCGAGCGGCGTCTGGTCAAACATCAGCGGCAACGGCGACCATCAGCTCGGCGGCGGAATAATGGACATCTACCACAACAGCGACGGCGGTAAAGCTTTCAGCGCTGGAATGTCAGGCTCTCTATATGGAAGCGGAGCGCTCGAAACGAGCGGCGGCTGGGAATTGCCAGCAATACCGCGAGCCAGCTCGCCAACATTTACAAAAGGCTTGTACACCGTAGGCGAACCAATCGCGGTGAATATGAACAAGAAACACTGGAGCTTTCATCACAACGTCAGTATTCAGATACCAGACGGCGCAGAAATCAAGCGCCAGGACGGCTTCGTAGGTGACCAGTATGTCTGGACACCAACCCCGCAAGAAATCGACGTCATTTACGAGCGAATGAAGAACACGCGCCAGACGAGCCTAGGCGTGGACACCTGGACATTTAACGGCGGCTCAATGATTGGCTCAGGCTTCCAGAATGTAACCATAGCCGTGAACGACAAGGAAGCCGCCCCTCTCTTTTCAAAAATCGACGCCCGTGACACGAACGCCACAAGCAAAGCGGTAACAGGCAACGACCGCGTCTTTATTCAAGGAATATCGACCGTAGTCGCAACAATCGCCGACGCCGACAAGATGAAAACGCGCCTAAAAGCGACGCCGAAGAGCTACTCGATAAAGCTCGTCGACAAGACCGCGACAATTGCGCACGACGAAAAACAAAACGGCAAACCATACGAAGCCGAACTCGGAACGATTAGCCAGAAAGGAAGCCAACGCTTGGTTATTCAGGCGACAGACAGCCGCGGCTTAACCGCGGAAGCTTTCAAAGACTTGAACTTCATCGAATATGACACGCCGAAAATCACAGCGACCGCCGAGCGAAAAAACAACTTTGAAAATGAAACGAAGCTCAGCGTCAGCGGAACCTTTGCGCACATAACCGTCGACGGAACCGACAAGAACCGAATAGAGCCAAACAGCCTGCGCTATCGCTGGAAGCAGGACGACAACGGTTGGACTGCTTGGATAAAGCGCGACTTCACGCAGGGCGAGGGAGCCTTCACAATGACGCCAGCTTTTTTATCAATGGCGAACTCCTCGAAGTTTATTATCGAAATTGAAGTGCGCGACAGATTGAGTACTTCAAAGACTCAAATCTCTCTCGACAGAGGCGTGCCTATTATGATGATATCGAGCAGTAACCGCAATGTCGGTATTGGCAAAATGCCAGCCGAAGGCAGAGCGCTAGACGTCAAAGGTAAAATCTATATGAATGAGAAGCCACTCTTCACTCCTCAGATTGTCCGAATACACGACGACGCTCACTTCAAGACAGTAGACCACGGCTCAAATCGTCCCTGGACTTTTCTACAGTTTCAGCGCGAGGCGCACAAAACAGTCAAGAATATACCGCTCGGCGCACAATTGCTCGTGCGAGCCGCGACCCAGTACGTCCTGAACCCAACCGACACGGGCGAGGTAACGTTTGGTATTATGATTAACAACAAGTTTGTCGGTCCCGCGTTTATTAGAACCAGCCCAGGGCAGAACACGCGAATTGGTACCTTTATCGAAACGACCTGGACGAACGACACAGGAGTGACAGAGATAGACATAGCGCCGACCGTTAGCACGAATTACAATCACGAAATCACGGTTTACGGCTTTTACGCAACAATTGAAGTCCTGCCCGAGGGGTCTATAACTGTGCTAAAATAAAACTATGGAAGCAAGCGTAACGACATATCTGGCAACGCAAGGCGTACTCGGTATAGCCGTCATCGCTTTATCTACTGCTGTTTTCAAGCTCTGGAAAAAGAACGAAGAACTGAATCAAAAACTCGTCGAAATCGCAGGAGCGAACGGACACGAGATGATAGCGTTTTACAAACAGGACGCCGCGAACGAAGCCGAGAAGTCAAAAGCAATTACTCAGATGTCGCACTCAATCGACCTATTAACTGAGAAGATTAACCGAGGGGGTAATTAAAATGGACACAGCCGCAGTCATACGAGCGGAACTTTATAGCGTGGACATCGAAGCCGCCCGCGAAGAGGCGCGAAAAGCGCGACAAAATACACAGCAGGCTTACGTGAACCTGGCAAAGAACAGCCAGAAACTAGAGCAACGCATACGTGAAAACCATTTTCACATCACGCTAAAAAAGGCGGTCAGCGCGCCGAAAAAACAGCCGAAGAAACCATAGAAAAATGTTTATAACTATAACCGCAATTGCGCGTATATTGATAGCGACAGCACTTGTCGCTATTATATTGCGACAGATAGAACTTTACCGACTAAAAGCACCGAAAGAAGTGCGACACTTAAAAGTATTGCTACTCATTTTATCGATATCATTATTGACAAGTAACGCAATTTTACTTATTCAGTGGATTATCGGAGCCTACACACATATCGAAATCGCGCCAGAACCGAAAGGCTACGACGGTCTACTTTACTCTATCGTCGATATATTAGATGATATAATTACGGTAATAATACTAAGGCTCATTTATAAGGAGGGCGAAAAATGACAGAAATGACAGAGCTACTAGTGCAATCTTTGCAAGCGTTTGCTTTGTACGGATTAGCGACGATATCGTACACAATCCTGTCGGCTTGGTCGAATATTAACGTATGGAAAATCAGCGAAGGCTTCGACAAGAAGCTCTGGCTAAACGGGCTAGCGAAATACGCGCTCCTTGGCGCAAGCACGATAGTGATTATCTTAGTAGCAAAGGCGCTCCTTGTCTTTGCGCCGAATTGGGGTATCGAACTACAGGGCGCGAACCAAATCAGCTCTCAAATTATCTTCGGCGTATTAGCCGCAGGAATTGCAGGTATGGTGCTGAAAAATATCCAGAAATTAGCCGAAATCTACGGCGTCAGCCAGAAGAACCTCGACAAAATCACAACCAGCGCGCTCGAGAAAGAAGACGCAGAAGCACCGCTAGTGGTTGACGTGGCAGACCTTCCAGGTGGCAAGAAAGCCAAAGACGCAGACGTCGAAAAGACGGTAGAGAAATCAGGCGCGAAGGCGCTCCTAGATAGCGGACGCGGCGCGAGCGTACCGACAGACAGCTGGCAGAGTTTTCGCAACGCGGTTATAAATCAAGCCTTTGACGTTGACGGCGCGTACGGCGCGCAATGCTGGGACGGAGGCGCGCTCTTCTGGCTGAACGCAGTCGGGCGCACATTATCGACAGGCGGCACAGGCGCGGCACGCGGAGCCTGGGAAGCAGCTCGTGGTTACAACGCAGGTAGCGAGTTTGAACTCATAACCGACCGAAACGCAATCCAGCCAGGCGACTGGCTCTTCTTCGGCGGCACGCAATGGGGACACGTCGGAATGGCGGTATCAGGCAATCTCGGCGGCTATGTAAGACTACTCGGGCAGAACCAGACAGGCAACGGCAACGGCGCACCATTTACTGAAATCAATATGAACCTGGGAAGCTTCTTAGGCGCAATGAGGCTGAAGCGCTGGCACATCGCACCAGCACCAGCTCCAGCACCGCAACCGCAACTATCACCCGACGAGGTAGCCGCGCAGGTTATCCGCGGCGATTGGGGCAACGGGGACGACCGACGCGCACGATTAGCAGGAGCAGGATACAACCCTGACGATATCCAGAACCGCGTAAACGCTAAGCTATCACAAGCAACGCCACCAGCAGAGCCAGAAGCTCCACGCTTCAGCGTAGGCGATATTGTCCAGCCGAAAGTAGCCGTGGACTATAACGGAACGCCACTGACGCAATACGACAACAACTACGTAATTACCGAATTGATAGGCGACCGAGCCGTGCTATCAGCCCGCGGGCAAGTTTGGGCGGCTTTGAATACAAACAACATACGAAAGGCTTAGAACAATGACGGGTGCGGAAATCCAGCGACAACTAAACGCGGCAATCAAGAACAGTAAAGGTATCAGAGAATACGACTATCTCTACACAAGGCTACTCCACAGAACGAACGTCTGGCTATTCAAGAACAATCTCCACCGCGATTATTCAGTAATTAACGACAGCGGTCGCGTCTTTATCGTGAACAGGCGCACGCAGGAGCGAGTAAACGAAATCTGTCCCGACGTTTTAAGAGGCGGAAAGCGCGGCGAATATGTAGTGTATAATGTACTTATACTCAGCGCAGAGGGCGGACGACCGCAAGCGCTCAGAGAAAGGAAGCAGTATGTACCAAATCGAAGTCGAACCGAACGCAGAAGGTAAGCTCATCATAGAGCTATACGGCGACAAGTACGAAATCGTCGTAAAAGAGCCGAAACCAAAGGCTAAAAAAGAAGAAAAACCCGCCGAAAAATAGAACAAAAGGCGAACAAGAAAGAGGGCAAAATAGCCCTCTTTTCTGTTGCAAAAATTACACAACCACTGGCGGAAAATCCGCGCTCGTTATATAGTAAGAGTACATTAAAAATTAACCAGCAAAGGGGTCTAAAATGGAGCGAAGAAACGCCAAAAACACACTCGTCCTAGTATCGAAAACTGGGGACTTTTTATTAACCAAAGACGAAGCCAGAGAGGTGGCTGTAAAAATCTCAGAGGGGTATAGAAATATCGCCCTCCAGGGGTCAATCCTAGCGACGCACTCAATCGACGGAATACTGCCGTACGACAGATATCGCGACAGCGCCAGGATTAAAAACCGCGGCTTCATCTGCCTACACGAGAACTTTCACAGAGCCAACGAACAGTGCGCCTGCTCGCGCTTACAAGCAATCGACAAGAATAAGCAAATCGAAGCAAAGGCGAAGCCGACAACAGAAGAAGAAGCTCGAGGCACAGCCGCCCGCGAATACATACGCGAAAATCTCAAAAATCCAGACGCGCTGAAAGACGCAGACGCCCGCGAAGCGTTTGTAAAAAAGCGCACCGCCGAAATCTTAGCAGAAAACGCGTCAGACGCGCCAGAAACGCCGTAAAAATTAAAGACGATAAAGTTACGGGCTTGAACGCCAAAACGCGAAACAAAGCGGAATGAATAGCAAATAGAAGCATATACGAACGAAGGAGTCAAAGAAATGCTAAAGAACATACCATTTTACGCCAGTCTACTAAATCGAGAACTAGCCAACGGAAAAAGAACCAAGCACAGCCACGTGCTGGTTTACGGAGCCATAGAAACGCACGCGCTCGGCGATTATGGCTGTATTGCCAGCAATAAAACAATCGCCGCAGAAACAGGCTTAGCCTACAAGACCGTAGTCAACATCATAAGCGAACTCAACGCGTCTGGGTGGATTAAAGTGAATATGGACGAAAAGTACCATAGAGTGAACATAGAGCCGAAGCTAACTATAGCCGTGCCAACATTTTCACAGGAAAGTCAAGAGCCA